CATGAGCTACCCGAAGGCGAGAGATTCCACTCGTAATTTTATCCCCGTAAATTTTTATTGGAATCCAAAAGGAATTGTTGATATGGATATGTTGTTGTTAGTTGATAATTATTATATTGGAACAAGTGGTAGCTGTAGTGGAATATATTGTTTCGAGAATTTAATTGATGGGAAAAGATATACGGGACAAGGACAAATCCTAAAACGACGGAGGACTACTCATTTTAGAGATCTAAAAAACAATAAAGACAGTGAATATTTCCAAATTGCATGGAACGAAGTTGGAAAAGAAAATTTTAAACTTTGGATAGTGGAAGAATGTTCAATTGAATTATTGAATGAAAGAGAAATTTACTGGATTAAGGAACTGCATTCTCATATTTCGGACTGGGGATATAATAAAACCTGGGGTGGGCAGTGTGTAAGGGGGCATAAACATAGTGATGAAACTAAGCAGAAAATCAAAGAAGCACAATCAGGAAAAAATCATTATCTATGGGGGAAACGTCATTCTCCAGAAACAATACAAAAAATAAAGGACAATATGCCAGATCTATCTGGAGAAAATAATCATAATTTTGGAAAACATCCTTCCTCAGAAACAATACAAAAAATAAAAGATAATCATTCTGGGACAGGAATGCTTGGGAAAAAACATACAGAAGAATCAATGCAAAAAATAAAAGATAATATGCCAGATATGTTTGGAATAAATAATCCTAATATACTAAAAAAAGAAGTTGCTCAACAAATCAAAGACATGTTAGATAAAAATATTCGAGTTGCTGAAATAGTGACAGAATTAAAAGTTAACATAGCAACAGTTAAAAAAGTAAAAAATGGTTTTTACAAAGATATTTACGGGATATGAAATATAAATCATATTCTTGAAATTATAATTGTATGTAACGGAGAATGATTATTCATCTCTGGCTCCGCATACGAAAAGATTTTTCTTAAAGGAGGAAAAATGAGTATTTCGTCAACACAAGCAACTGTAATTAATCGCATGAACAAAAGCGCCCAACAAAGTGCGCTTGGAACTGCTATTAAAACATTAGGTACTGATACCGAAACTTTAATGGAGATGCGGTCGGGAAGTATGAGTGTGACAGTCGCCCACGCAAATGCGTCTGCTCTAAGCATACCAACTGGGGTAGAAACAAGCAAGGGATATGTCTTAGATGTTTACAGATCTGGATCTCGCTTATATTTTACTGGATATGTAACTACATCCAGTTGTGCATTAACAATCACAGCGAATGCCGGATATACCGTCACGGCTTTAGACCGTATCAACTGGGTCGTCTACTAATTACAAAAAGGAGAAAAATATTATGACTTTATCAGGCAGTCAACTTACAGCAGTTAATCACATGAATGAAGCATTCCACAGATCTTTAGCGGGAACTGCCATAGCACTCGCACAAGCGAATATAATTACACTTCAAGCAGCAAAAATGAAAAGCGGATCCCACACCGTAACAGCAGCCCAAGCTAATGGTTCAAGTATAACTTTGTATACTGCGGTAGCAGATGCAACTGGATATATCGTAAATCTTTATAGTGCTAGTGGTAGTTATTCTGGTTCAGCAACTCCGTATGTTGTAATTTCTGCTTCTGGAAGCTTTACTATTCTTCCAAATGCGGCATATAGCGTACAAACCGGCCAGAAAATTTTCTGGATAGCATATTAATAACACACAATAATCAAATAATCAAATCATATAATAATAAACAATAACAATAATAACATAAGGCAAATAAATGACTAATATAATAGCATCAACAGATTCAGAATTATATAAAGATGATTTAATAGTTGTTACTGGCGCTGGTGGTTTTATTGGTGGTCATCTTGTAAATTATTTTAATAAACAAGGATTTGCGCGCATACGCGCAGTAGATATAAAACCTATTTCAGATTGGTATCAATGTATTGGAGGGGTTGAAAATCTATGTTTAGACTTGAGCAAAGAAGAAAATGCAATAATTGCTACTAAAGATGCAGTAGAAGTTTATAATCTTGCAGCAGATATGGGCGGAATGGGATTTATTGAAAATTCCAGGGTAGAATGTTTGCGCAATATTTTAATAAATACACATTTGCTTGAAGCATCTTATCGTACTGGCGTCAAACGTTATTTATTTTCTTCTTCTGCTTGTGTTTATAATACAAATTTACAAAAAGATTCTAATAACTGTGCTTTAAAAGAATCTGATGCATATCCAGCTATGTCAGAGCGAGGCTACGGATTCGAAAAATTACTCTCGGAAATGTTTTGTCAAGAATATTGGTTTGAAAGATGTGTAAAAACTTTTATTCCACGTTTTCATAATGTCTACGGACATTACGGAAGTTGGGATGGGGGTCGTGAAAAAGCTCCCGCTGCAATTATTCGCAAAGTGATTGAAGCAAAATATACCAAAAAAAATAAAATTACAATATGGGGAAACGGAAAACAAACTCGTAGTTTTATGTGGATAGACGATTGTATAAAGGGTATTGATCAGATTATGCATTGTGACAAGCTGGTTGCGACTCCTATTAATTTAGGGTCAAGCGAAATGGTAACAATAAATGATTTGGTAGATATCGCTGAAAATATTGCTGAAATTAAATTAGAAAGATATTATGATTTGAATGCTCCAATAGGTGTTACGGGTCGTAGCAGTGACAATACTTTTATTCAATCAGTTCTTAATTGGCAACCAAGCACATTGCTTTTTGATGGTATGGAAAAAACTTATGCTTGGATAGAATCACAATATTATAGTAAAAAATTCTGAAAACAAATCTTTAGAAAAATATATGCAGGTATTACAAAATATATTAAGATATATTATTTATATATTTAATTGATATATTTGTTAAATTTTATAATTGATTCTTGAAAGGAGAATATAATAATATGAGTTTTAGTGATTTATTGATTCAGTTTAGTATGCTTGTTGGGTTTGCAGCGTTAGTTGCGGCGATAATCAATATTTTAAAGACTGCGGGATTGGTGCAGGACGGACAAGCACAGACTTACTCTGCTATTCTTAATCTTGTGGGAATTTCTGTATTACTTTATCTAAGGGTATTTCAACCTCAGGTTGACATTCCAAATGTAGACGCACAAATTGGAAAAATAGCAGATGTATTATTGGTGGTATTTGGGTATGTATTGCAATTGGGTGGTGCACAATTTACTCATAATCTTTTGTCAAGTGCAAATATACCAATTGTCGGAAAGTCTTTTTCGAAGTAAAAAAGTAACGTGGGTATCTACCAAAGTAGAATACCATCTGAAATCCCTCTCTTTTGCATAGAGAGGGATGGAGGCATTTATGAAAGGGTGAAATATGGATATATGGGAAATACGTCCAAAAGTGAATTTAAATAAACAGAAAAAGAAATTTAGGAAATTTACTTCTTTCCATAGAGATAATAAGACAGGAGTTCATATTACAACAAATGGCAAGGGAAGCGTAAGTAAGTTGATTGAGAATAAATAGAGGAGGTGATCCTGTGAAGTTAATTAGTGACGGACTAAAGGATGCGATTTGCGAACAAATTTCTCACGAAAAATATAATGCTAACTTGTATATGTTTTTAGGGGGATTTTTGAAAAATAAGGGATTTAATAATTTGGGAAACATGTTTCTGTCTCAACATGATGAGGAAACTGGTCATTCGAAAATGATATTTGATATTTTGACTGATTTAAATACTCCTGTTGTAATTCCTGAAATTGATAGGGTAGATTTTCCTATAAATTCAATTATTGAAATTGCAGATAAGTATCTTGAGAGAGAATATTTGACAACTCAATCTTTAGATGAAATTAAAGAATTGGCAATTGATGAAGATTGTCCCATTATCGAAGAATTTATGCGGCAAATGATTGTTTTGCAAAGACAAGAATATGCGGAAGCAACTGATTTTCAAGACAAAGCAAATTTTACATCAGGAAACTGGATGAATGTGATGTTGTGGGATTTATCTTTAAAGGATTAGCATGTATATTTTAAATGCAACAGAAGATATGAAAAAAGATTGGCATAAATGTTCTAAAAGAATGGGCTTATATTTAATGAAATATTGTGGAATCCCTGTAATACACATTGATGAAAATAAAAATTATTGGGTTGTCAAAAGTGATAGGTTATTGCATACGTTGGAGCATTTGCCATTATTATATAAAATTTTTAAGTAAGCGTATTTTACTATAGAACCTTTAAGTAAAATATGGTTTATTATATTTTACTTGAAAAGGAGGTGAACGGATGTGACAGATAAACAAAAAATAATTTTTGCCATTGATAATATTGATTTTGAAGATCAGGATCTTGATTCTCATTTTGTTACAGCTAAAATTGATGCTTTTAGTACAGGGGATACTTTAAATAAAACAACTTGTGATGTAGAGACGTTGACAAGAACTGCATCTACTATTTATGAAAAACCTATTATATTTGAATTAGATGAAAAATCATTTGATTTTGGATCTCACAATGATGGAATAACTGTTCCTGCTGGATTTATAATGCCCGACAGTGCTAGTTTTAGGGAATTACCCGATGGACGTATTCAAATGTCTGTTCTTGGAAAGGTTTGGCGTAAATATAGTGGAAAATTTATAGATATTTTTAGAAGTGACAATACTAAGAAAAAACAAGTAAGTGTTGAAGTCGAAGTTTACGATAGTGAAAAATTACCAAATGGATTTATGAAAATGATAGACTTCGCATACATGGCAATATGTATTTTAGGTGATCAAATTTTAGGAGCATCAAAAGATGCTCAAATAGAACTTATGACTTTTGCTGCTAAGGAAAAAGCAGAATACCAAGAGGCAATAGAATTTGAATTTGGAAGATATGATAATGTTGATTTTTCTATTCCTGATAATATTAAAAATAATGTTGAAAAAGGAATTAAACTATATAGGGAATATGGAGGAGCAACAAGTGTAATACTCTCTCTTGCAAATCATATTATCAAAAATTCTAAAGCAACATCAGAAAAAATTCGATATATGGCAAAAATTCATAACTCTAAAAAATTTTATCAAATGAAAAAATCCCCTCCGTCCAGTGAATATATTACATATATGCTTTGTGGTGGCAATGAAGGAAAACAATGGTCACAAACAATTGCAGGACAACTTGATGAATTAGATAATACTCAAGTATCTTATTTTGGTGATATTATGACTTTTCCTTATGATTCTCTTAAAGATGTGAATCCTGCGTTAAAAGGAATTGAACCTTCTATAAGTTTAGTTCAAGCTAACCAAATTGCAACTCAGGCAGATGCTATTGGTACAGATGAAAAGAAAAATGGATGGGCAATAGCAATAAGTCAATTTAAGAAAAATCATATTATCAAGGACGGAAAATGGGTCAAAAAGGAGAAATTAAATATGAAGGATTTGGAAAAGGATAAAAAGGAGGAAGTAATGGCTGAAAAAGAGTTCGAAGATGTTGAAAAGAAAAAGGAAGAAGAAACTCCTGTCGAAGATAAAGCGATAATGGCAGAAGACGAAGATAAGAAGAAAGCAGAAGAAACTGCAAAGACTAAAGAGGAAGAAGTCAAAAAGGAAAAGGCAGAGAGCGAAGAATTTAGTTTGGATGCGAATTTAGATACAATGGCTATGCTTGCCTTTTTAGAGAATGAGACAGAATCTTATAAGAAGCTTGTTGCTGAGCTGAAAAAGCCCAAAGGTATTAATTATGCATTTGTTTTAGGATATATGTATGATTATATGCAAAAAATCACCGCAGATATGACAAAGACACAAGAAGAAAATAAGGTATTTGCAACAGAAAACGAAGAATTGAAGGCTTTTAAAGCATCTGAAGATGCAAAAGCATTCCAGTTTGCAATAGAATCCACTTTGAAGGAAATTGAATCTACTGTAGAAATGCCAAAGAATGAGATTGAAGCATTGCGAGAATCTGCCAAGGGGTTTTCTTTAGAAACTATTGATGCTTGGAAAAACTCCGCGAAAGCAAAGGCATTTAGTTTTTCTTCTAAAAAAGTTGAAAAAGACGAAAAAGTAAAGGGTGCAGGATTACCTTGGATTCGCGAAACTACAAGTGCAACTGGGTCTCTTTGGAAACGTTAATAAAAATAGAAAAATTTAGGAGGATTTAAGAATATGGCTGCTGTATTGATTAAGAATAGAACTGCATCTATGAACGTGGATATGTACAATCGTTCTGCTGTGGGGACTACAGATTTAGATAATGGCAAGGTTTTTCATTTGAATGCACAGAGTACTGCTAGTGGTTCTGCTGAATGCTGGACTGCTGTTGCTACTGCTGGTAGTTCTTTGGGAATATGGATGGCTGCAAGTCCCGAAAGTGTTTTGACCTCTAGCAAATATCGAGGTATTGATCCTGATCCTAGAAACTTTACCAATGTTTCTGGTTTAGCATTTGATGCTTTCAAACCTGTGGTTGGCGATATTATTACGATGACTGCCGCTGGTATTTCAGGGTCTCCATCGACTGGCGCGTTTGTCATTTCGGGAAGTCAAGCATATACATTGGTTTGGAATGCTGCTGCTCCTGGTTCTGGTAGTGTCCTAGCGTTTAGATTGATTGCTGAGACCTATATTTCATTTGGTACTGGTGCAATTGATACTCAACGTGTTTTAGCTTATAAGTTGGAGTGTATTTATAATTAGTTTGTTTATTTTAAAAATATAATAAAAAGGAGATAGTATTATTATGAAAGTTCCTAGCTCTGTTGTAAAGTTTGCGGCCGGAAATATGGATTTGTTTATGCAATTCCGTGATTATTGGAATCATTGGAAAAATTTGAATGGCAACAAGAATTTAGAGTTTGCTACTACTGATTCCAACGGTCAAGCTTTAAGTTTTGATGAAAAAGAATCTTTGATGAATAAGGCATTGATAAAAGAAGTTATTCGTAGAAGTGGTATTGTTTATGCGTCAGAGGTTTCTTTAGAGCAGTGGTTCAATCATCCCGCTGTTCGCTATGAAACATTTGCTATTGTTTCTGCTATGGTTGATATGATTTTACCTGAGTCTGTGATTGATACGATTGGTCTATACACAGATGTTCGTACCATTGGTTGGGGCGATTCTGCTGCATTTACTATAAAGCCTCGCGATTTATTTGTGGTTTCTAAGGCTGGACATGCTCAGAGGTCTTCTGAAGTCAGGAAACAATTCAATGGCCAGGTAACTGTCATTCCAGAATGGCACGAGATTACGGTTTCAGTTTCATTATATAAAGTTCTTTCTGGAGCGGAGTCGCTTGCTGATTTCACTGCAAAAGCAGTGCGTTCTATTGAGACTCGAATGACCCTGGACGCGTATAATTGTTTTGCTACTGCTATGGCTGCACTTCCTAGCACTTCTGATACTGGTTTATTGAACGCTGGATATACTCAAGCAATATTGACCAGAATTTGTGAATCTGTAACTGCGTGGAATCAGGGTGCAAAAGCGATTATTGCAGGAACGAGATTGGCACTTGCCAATGTTCTGCCTACAGATGCAAATTATCGGTATACGCTAGATGATCCGTATGCTAAATTGGGTTATGTTCCCTCTGCTTTTGGGTTTGATATTTTGATGTTGCCTCAAGTGGCAGATATAACCACACCCTGGGGGCTCGCACTATCAAATAGTGCATTATGGATAGTTTCTCCTTCGTCTCAGAAGATTGTTAAGCTAGTTTTGGAAGGAAATACTCTATCTAATACAACTGGTGCATTTGATCTTGCAGATCTTAGTCAAAATACAATATTATATAAGTCGTGGGGAGTTGCAATTGCAACTGGTGCCACCGCTGGCATTATTACCCTGTAAGAAAAATATAGTAACAAAATAGATTAGTTAGGGATGCAATATTCCCTACTAATCATTGATAAAATGAGAGAGATAGGACGGATTAATTACCCGACTGACAAGAGAGACTCCATCTTCTCTCTCATTTATTTTTGGAGTATGGAGAATAACATGTTTACAAAATTAGGTAATATCAGTGGGATTTATTGTATTAAAAATTTGATAGATATGAAAAGGAGTGTGGGACAAGCTCAAAATCTTAATGTAAGAGCAAGAACTCATGATTCTGTTTTAAGAAGTAAAAAGATTAAAGATAGCAAATATCTTCAATGTGCTTGGAATTTTTACGGCGAAGATAATTTTGAAATGTATCTAGTTGAAGAATGTCCAATTGAATTATTGAATGAAAGAGAAGAGTATTGGATTAAAGAATTACATTCTCATTTCTCAGAATGGGGCTATAATTTAACTTGGGGAGGAGATGGAATAAGAGGGCATAAGCATTCGTCTGAAACCAGGAAAAAGCAATCAGACGCTAAAAAAGGAAAACACCCGTGGAATTATGGAAAGAAAGCAACGCAAAAAGCGATCAGAAATCAATCAATTGCTCATTTTGGCAAACATCATTCGTTGGAAACAATACAAAAATTAAGGAAAGCAAATAAAGGAAAAAATAATCCAATGTATGGTAAGAGAGGAAAACAAAGTCCTAATTGTGGAAAAGCTAGAAAAAAATTTTCCGCTCAAATACGACATATGGGAAAACGTTATTATCTAGGAACTTTTCTCACTGAAGAAGAGGCTGCAATCGCATACAATTTAAAAGCACGTGAACTTTATAATCTTGATTATAACATAAATCAAATTAAATAATAAAATAATCATTGACAAAATTATCTTTTTGTGGTATAGTATAATATTGAAAATATAAAAATATTTATATATAGGAGAATAATTAATGACTGGTAGTGTAGGGCGTCCAAAGAAGAACGCAGAAAATATAACATTAGATCAAAAGTCTAAAGATGATTTGACAAATGAATTAGAAGCTTTAAAGAAAAAAATTGCTAAGTTGGAATCTGAACAAAAAGATTTAGTGATAACAGAAAGAAATGAGGGATACAGTGATGATATTCGTCTTGATGAATATATAAAGGTTATATCATTAACTCCCTATGGACTAAGTCTTTCTACACAACCCAAGGGTACTGGAAAGGTTGTAAACTTTAAAAAGTTTGGTGAGTCTAAAAGAGTTTTGTATAAAGACCTGGTGGATATTATGGATAATCACACTGAGTATACAAACTTTTTGGAAGAGGGATATTACTATATTGCAGATGAAAGGGTAATCCGCCGTCATGGATTGGAAGAGCTTTATGAAAGACTGCTTACCAAAGAAAAGATAGAACAAATAATCAATGGGCATTCTGATGCGGATGCATTATTTAGGGCTGCTAACAATATACAAAAAACTTTTATTTGTGATATTATTATTGGGAAAATGAGCAGGAATGAAACAGTTGATTTAAATTTAGTAGAAACTCTTTCTATCATAGCTGATGTTGATATTAAAGCAAAAGCAACTGAGGTTAAAGAGTATATAGAAATCAATAATCCTCAACCAGCAAAAGTGTGAACTAGTTGTCTATAACAAAGGTATTTGAAGTAACAATTTGGTATAGTATTGGATTGCATAGTGTCAGGACAACGCACAATCATACAACATATAATATACTTGCTCAAGATGATCTTGATGCCAGAAATATTGCGGTAGAAAAATTGAATAATTGGTTGTGTGACCAGAAAAT